AATGAAAAAGTTATTGAGCATAGCGTACAAACAATTAAAACTTCTTGAAAAAGTAGAAGAGCCTACGTGGGAAACGTACTCACAAATGGCAGATTTAATAACTTGCATAGATTATATGCAAAGAAGTTTTTGTACGGAAAAAGGCGAAGTTGTCGAGATAGTGACAGACTTAAAAGAAAACGTAGGAGAACAAAGAGCGTTGGAAATTGTAGAAGAAACTATCAATGAGTTCAGTAACGACTTAAACGTTATAAGCCCACACCTATCAAGGTGTCTTGTTAATAAATTAAAGGAGAAGATAAACAAATGAATTATTATCCGTATTATCAACCGCAAACGCCACAAAATCAATTTTACGGCGCACAACAGCAAAGTCAACCACTTAATCAATTCGTGCAACAACAGCCTCAAAATGGCTCTTATGCGTTGCCACAGCAACAAATAAATCCGTTTGTGCAAGTAGCACCGCAACAACAATCACAGCAAGCAAGTATTGAGTATGTGAATGGCATAGAGGGTGCAAAGGCATATATTATGCAACCCAACAGCACAAAGTGGCTTATGGATAGTGACGGCAACTATTTTTATTTGAAGTCTTCCAACGCTCAAAATCAGGCAAGCGTTAGAATGTACGAGTATAAAGAAATAGATATAGCGACAAAGAAAGAAAAAGAACAAGAAAAGAAACAAGATATAGATATATCTTGCTTTGTCAAGAAAGAAGACTTTGATGCTCTTAAAAAGACTGTTGCAAGTCTAAAAAGGTCAAGACAAATAAAAGTTTTAGGAGACGATGACGATGAGTAATTTTAATCTTGTAGAGTTTGTAAAAGCAATACAATCTTCTCAAAACCCAGAACAAATGTTTGAGAGTTTAATGATGTCTAACTCACAAGTTAGAAATACTATACAACAAGTGCAAAATAGCACGCAAGGTGCATCGCCAAAAGATATAGCACTTCAACTTGCTAAACAAAGAGGCATAAGCGAACAAGATGTTATGAATATGTACTCTATGTTTAGCGGTAAAAAATAAGATATATAGATGCGCAAATATATATAAAAAAAATCTAAAAAGGAGAAGAAAACTATGTATGAAAATGGTTCTTTCGCAGAGGGTTACGCCATTGGCAGAGACAGCGGAAGTTCTAATGACGGAATGTTCGGAGGCGGCTCTTGGGCTTGGTGGATTATCATCTTGCTCATCTTTTGGTACAACGGCTTTGGCGGTTTCGGTGGCTTTGGTCAAGGAGGTGCAGGTCTTATGAGTGGATATGCAACGCAAGCAGATATTCAAAGAGGTTTCGACACAAACGGCATTACGAACAAACTCAACGGTCTCGAAAACGGACTTTGTGACGGTTTCTACGCAGTTAATACCAGTTTGCTAAACGGCTTTGCTGGTGTGAACAGTACGGTAGTTAATAGCGGTTATGAAACTCGTTCGGCAATCAACAATTTGAGCGCACAACTCGCACAATGTTGCTGCCAAACTCAAAGTGCAATTCAAGGCGTAAACTACAACCTTGCAACACAAGCGTGCGCTATCAACACTGGTATTGCAAATGCGGCTCGTGACATTATAGATAGTCAACGTGACGGTACTGCGCAAATCTTGAACTACTTGACCACAGAAAAGATTGATAGTTTGAACAGACAACTTTCAATCGCACAAGGTCAGTTGTCTCAAAACGCACAAACCACGCAACTTTTGTCGGCTATCAACAGAACGCCCGTACCTGCATACGTTGTGGCAAATCCGTACTGTTGCAGTCCATACACCACGGCAGGCTCTTGTAGCGGTGTAATGTAACAAAAAAAACAAGTCCTATTTGAATATAGGCACAGTATAGGAGATTAAAATATCCTTGCATAATCAAAAACTGGCGCAAGGAGACTTGCGCCTTTTATTATAATAAAAAATATATATAAGGAGAAAAGAAACAATATGTTAATTTTAGGAACAGCGAATACAACTACTCAAACAGTTCTTGCGAACGGTATTATAAATCTTGGCTCAACTTATAGAAGATATTGTAAAAAGAACAACTGCAACGTTGCGACTTTTACAAATAGCGCAACTTCCGTAAGTCTCAATCAGTCGGGTATTTATCATATCACAGCAACTTTTGTAGCGAGTGGAACGGTGGCTGGCGATGCAACAATTCAAATGTTTGTGAATGGTGTTGCAGTGCCTCGTGCTATCTCAACCGAAACAATCACAACAGCAGATACGGAATTGAGAACGTTTGTCATAGACGATTATGTTCTTGTAGATAGTACGTATGTGTTGGGAACGGCAACCACTGCACCAGCAAGTGTGAGTTTCGTAAACACTGGTGTCGGTACAACTATTCAACTTGCGAAAGTTAATATTGACAAGGTTCTTTGAGAGGTGGCAATATGAATAGATACGCAAGAATGATGTTGGACAAAAGAATGGACGGCGGTAGAAAATACACGATATACAGAGACGGAAGAAACCCTTACGGCTCACGTGGTGGATATGTTACCGATAGACCAGATAGGACAATGAGAGATTATGGCTATGAGAGTGATTATGGATATGATTTTTCAAGATATGATTATCGCAGAGATGATGAGCCGTATAGAAGACAAGACTACGAAAGAGATTATAGGGGTTATGAACGATATGACCAATCTCGTAGGGATTATGGCTCTCATAGCGTAAAATTCAGCCGTGAAGATGCAGAAGAGTGGAAACACAAAATGCAGAATGAAGACGGCACAGTGGGCGAACATTTTAGACAAGAACAAATCAAAAGAGTTGCAGAACAGCAAGGTATAAACATCGATGAACTCGGTGGTATGGACGTTTTTTGTCTCGCAATCAATATGATGTATAGCGATTATTGTAACGTTGCGAGAAAATACGGCGCAGACAGAATAGAGTTCTATGCAGACCTTGCAAAAGCGTTCTTGAAAGATAAAGATTTTGACGGAAGTCCAGAAGAAAAACTTTATCTTTACTATCGCTTTATTGTGGACGATGAGCAATAAATTTATTTACTATAACGCAAACCCTTACAAGATAGAAGAAGAAGATTGCGTTATACGTGCGATAAAAGCAGGTCTAAATTTGCCCTATGATACAGTGGATAAATTACTTGATTTATCGGCAGAGAAAAACAAGTGCGATAAATTATGTGTATGTTGCTATCATTTTTTACTCGAAGATATTTTTGGCTTACCAGTTAGGTATTGCAAAAATTACGAAACAGTAGAAGATATAGCGAGATTATATCCACACAATAGATGTATCATAAGAATAGACGGACATCTCTCGTGTTCGGTAAACGGTAAAATCTACGATTTATGGGACTGCACTCAAAAACTCGTTGATTGTTACTGGATAATTTAATAAGATATTGCCGTAAGATTTTTACGGCAATTCTTTTTTTTTCTTAAAATTAGTTAAAAAATATTAAAAAATCACTTTACATTAAACAACATCTATGATAGAATAAAGTTACAAAATAAATAAAACATCGACCCCAGCGGTCGAAAGGAGTTTTAGATGAAGAGATTTGAAATAGTTGCAAGAGAAGTAAGTGGTTACGATGAGTACGATTTGAGAAGTTGGGCAGATACTTACAATGAGGCACTTGCAGAAGTAAGATTTTTATTGAGACGTGCTGGTGTTGAACATGTGCGAATTATTGAACACAAGAACGCATAACAAAAAGCCGAGCGGTGGCGGTTATTCCACCGCAAAGGAGATATTATGAAATACAAAGTTATCTACAAAGCATTTGAAGAGTACAAAACAGTATTCTTTGACAGTCTCAAACAAGCATACACGTTTGCAGAGGCAATGGACGGCATCGTTTTAGGAGGTAAAAGAATATGACAAAAGAAACATATGACAAACTCGTTAAATGGTTTGACGAGCAACCGCAGACAAACCTTGATGTTCCAGTTAATGGAGACTTGTTGGATATTGTAAGAGAAACTATAAGAGAAGACGGCGATATAGTTTCTATTCTTCACACTTATGGTTGCCACTGCATAGGAACACCAGAACATAGCGGAAGAGTAATCTATCTTTACATTGTAGGAGACGTGTGGAGAAAAGGTCAACTCGTTCAGCAAGTATTCGAGATTGATTATAGGCTTGATGAACTTGATGAAGAGTGTGAAGAAAACGATGATGACAGATATTTGTTTGTCGAATTTGTAACTAACTGTTCGGAGGTAAGATAATGAAAGAGTACACAGTTGTAGTAACATACGAAGCACGTTTCAAAGTTGAAGCGGAGAATGAAGATATTGCTATGGATAAAGTTGACAATATGAGCAACGAAAAAATCAAGAGCAAATTAAGATACGAAGATATGAGAGTTGAGGAAGACTAAAATGGATAAGCCAGTAGTAACATTGAACGATTGTTTGAAAGAAATGATTGAAGCAGATGCAACTTCTTGTGAAGTTGAAGTGAATATGCCAAGTGGTGGCATTATAAGAATGTGGATTATCGTTAGTGAGATAATAGAAAACGGTAAGACAGTGTACAGAGCGGAGATAAAAGCAAATGAAAATTAAGAAACAAGACCAGATACGACAAATGATTGAGATTATAACGAAATCACAATTTGATTGTGGTAAGCAAGGTTGTGAAAATTGCAAGTATAGAAAGGAAGACGAGTGCGTTTTGAGACAAGATGCAAATTATATTGCTACAATACTTGTGAAAAATGGTTTTGCAAAAATACCGAGCGCAGGCGGTATATCCTGCGCAAAGAGAGAAAAATATGGACACCTTAATTACTGCAAAATTTGACCTAATCAGAGCCGTAGATGCAATGCACAAAAGCGATAGCGATTGGGTTGGCGGACACGGAATGTTTAACAATTTCCGCATAGCACTCGGCAAAGCGATGGTAGCCACGGGTGACGACGATATGTACAATTATTACATTGTGCAAGTTGAAAGTTTTGACTGCATAGCACACTTAAAATATACATATGGCAGTGGCAGACAAAGTTTTGACAAGTATGTTTACCCGTTTGATGAAAACCGACTTTACCCCATTCAAGAGTTAGTCGTGAAGCCGTGCTTTAAGAGATAAACAATGAGGAGAAAAGAAAATGAACAGAGAGATACTTTTTAGAGGGAAAAGAAAACAGGACGGAGTGTGGGCACACGGCGACCTTGTGAGGCTCAAAGACGGCGACAAACAAGTGCCGTGCATCTATTACTTCGGCGAGGTATATCCCGAAAGCATAGGACAATTCACGGGCGTGTATGACAAGAACGGCGACGAGATTTACGAGGGCGACATCTTGGAATTTGACGGAGCGGAAATCCCCGAAGAAGAACGTGCAGAGGTCGTATTCATAGACGGTAGATTCAAACTGAAAAATCCGAACTATGACTATATGGACGACTTGGACAACCTAACGGCGAGTATGGAAATCATCGTTGGCAACACATACGACGGAATTTATTGCGAGGCAGAAAGATGAAAACTAAACAAGAACAAATCGATAAAATGGCAAGCATTATCTTTGAAACCATAAATCGAGAAAACATAGACCGATTTGTAGAAGATAAGGACGGCAACCTTGTTAGCGTAGAAACGGTCGGTATCGAAGGTATAGCAGAAGCACTTATCGAAAACGGTTACGGCGACGTGTCCGAGTACAAAAACAGATTCGAGGTCGTAGACAAGGTTTTGACCGAAACACGAGCGAAACTCACGAAAGCGGAACACGACCGAGATAGGTATAAAACCGAGATTGAACGGTTGAAATACGAAAACACAACTCTATATGAAGTGAAAAGCAATCTTTTAGAAGAAAACGACAAATTGTTAAAAGACAATGTGGCATTGATTTTGGAGAAAAAGCAAGCGCAAATCGATGTGCTGAATAAAGTAAAATCGTTTACCATTTACGATGATAATTATCTGGATGGTTATGTGTTTATTGATGACATCAATGACCTCATCAAGGAGGTGCAAGGGGAATGACGAAAGAACAAAAAGAGCGAATAAAAGAACAAGTGCGTAAGCCAGTAGAATGGTTTAAGTATAATGTAAAATGTTGCTATAACTGTACGAAATGGTGTAAGGACGTGAGTTTGATGGGAGATTATGCTTATAATTTTTGCAAAGAACATAAAGATGTTATGACAGTTTGGGATGGTTACTGCAACGGTTATGACGGAAGTCCAACAGGAGGTAGAAAAATGAGTAAATATACCGAGCCGATGAAACTTATAGATTTTGTAGAGCAATTTGTTGCGCACAATACAGTAGTAGAGATATATAGTCTTGAACTCGTACCCGAAATAATCACCGATACTGTTACTCGCTACTGTAAAAAATTCGATAAACTCGAAACAGTTATGGACTGGCAAATAACCGAGCCCGACGATTGTGCATATTACAAGGCGCACCAAGATGTAAAGCCGAGCAAATATCGCTATTGTAATGTGGAAATGATAGTTGGCGTTCCAAACCACATTGACAGAACAGACCTTGTAGGGGTTGTAGTGGAGGTGCAAGATGGCGAAGATAAGAGTTGAAATCGAAGTGCCAGATGGCAAATATTGTAGAACCTGTGAATATTGTAAATATGTGGCGAGTGATTTTACTGTATGTCATCTTTTTGATAACGCAATAATATTACAAGAGTTTAGCAAAATGCCAGAGCGTTGTTGGAAATGCATACAAGCGGAGGTGGAAGATGGCGAAGATAAAGGTTGAAATCGAAGTGCCGAGAGATGACTGTGGCAATTGTAGACTATTAGATGAGTTTTGTTGCTGTTTGCTGTTTGAAAAGGAACTTAACCGTCGTGACGTGTTAGACGACTGGGGCTTTAACGATTTTATAGTTGAATGTTGCGACGAGTGCAAGCAAGCGGAGGTGGAAGATGACACATTGTGAGAATTGCATACATTGGTCAAGCGGATATTGCAGACTGCACAAGAAAGAAACCAATGACGGTGCAAGTTGCGATAAGGCGGAAGAATAAAAATAATAACCAAAACAACGATTATTTTTTCAAAAAGGAGTGTAGAAATGAAGAAATCAACAAAAATAATGGCAGTAATAGCGATTATCGTTATAATTATAATGTGCCTAACGGCGTGTAATAAGACCGTTTTTGACACAAAATACAAATTTGAAAAAGCGCACATCAGGATAAATGATGTATGGCTCGATGTTGATGTTAAAAAATGGAACGATTATGACGGAGAGCAAATACAGTTAATTCTTACTGACGGAACAGTAATGATAATACATAGTAGAGATTGCATACTCTATAATGGCGCATTGCCCACAGCGGAAGAGGATTAAATAGGTGTAAAAAATGAAGTTGCACGAGTTAAAGATTAAAGCAGAGTATGCAAACGCAAAGTTAAAGGGCATTAAACCATTTGAGATACGGCTCAATGACCGTGATTATCAAGTAGGCGATATTATTAAATACACTTGCGTTGATAGTCCGTATGTGAACGAAAAAATCAAAGACAAATTCTATCATATTGTTTATATCACAGATTATATGCAAAAAGAGGGTTATGTTGTATTTTGTGATGAAGAAGTAGAGACGGAGGCAAAACAATGAGCAAAAGTATTTTTCCCACATTTGAGGAGATAGACAACGGAACAAAATCATTTACCGACCATTATTATAGAACGGTAAAAGGCAAAAAGGTAAGAAGTGAGAGACTTAAACAGTATGTCTTAATTACAGATTATGAGGCTATGATGATTATCAATAGTATCACAATCGCAAGAAACAAAAGAAAAGAAAGATTATATTTTCAGTTCTCACTTTTCGGCAAAAGCGAAAGTTGTAAGAAATATCCATACAGTGAAAAAGGCTGGCAATCTTGTGTCGCAGACATTAAAAAAATGTTGGTGTGTTACAGAAAAATGATTACGAGACTTATGAACGAGGGTTACGATGCTCACACAGATATTTGATATAACAGCAAAAACAAAAGTAAAAGACCAAGAAGTAACCGTTGTTTTGTTTCACAATATCCCACTTGAAGAGTTAGACTACTACACAAATCAAGCGTTCAAAATGGGATATAACGATGTGACAGCAACCAGAGTAAACAAGTAAATGTATCATATTCCTACATTTTCTAAAAACTCTCTATATACATTTTTCTATATAGGACTTTTATAGAAATGTAGTTAAATACTACACTAAAAAGAAAGACAAATTAAAAAATCTAAAAAAATATTAAAAAATCTATTGACATCTTATTGTCTATATGATAAGATAAAAACACAAGATAAAAAGGAGGAACGCAATGGTCGATAGCAAAACGAAAGAGTTGAAGCAAAAAATGTTCGTTTTTCGTGTGAAAAACAATCTGTCGATGAAGAAGTTTGCAGAACTTGCTAACATCACAGAGCAAACAGTGTTCAATATCGAAAACGAACTAACGACACCCACGAAGTTTACGGTTGCAAAAATTGAGACAGCAATCGAAAACTATAAAAAAGAAATCTAAAAAAAAGAAACATATTTGGAGGTAAAAAATAATTATGTTAAAGTTTCAGTTAATGAAAAAGGCGGTATGGATATGATTGCAGTTGTGGACGTCCCCACTCTCATTGCAGATGTGTCAATCATTATCGGTGGTATTTATGAGAAATTGAAAGCAAGCGATGAAAGATGCGCTAATGCGTTCAAAAACGTACTCAAAGATGTAATCAGCGATGATGTTGTTTTTGCAACAAACAAAGAAGAGTTTGAAAGAGCAAGCAAGAAAAGCATTGACCAAGACAAAAAGAAAATTGACGACCTTATGCAAAGTTTGTTCAATGATATTTTCAAAAAGAACAACAACACCGAAAGTGAAGATGCAGAAGACGAACTCGATGCCGATATGGCAGAAGATGACGAAGACATCGAAGTACCCAAAGACGAAGAAGAAGATAAAGCGTTCTTTGATAATCTTATGAAAGATTTGAATGACATCAATAATAAACTCAACAAACTCGACAGAGCAATGAGATGCACCAAATTTTCAAGGAATAAGAAATGAGAGTAAGCCAAACACAAGTAAAAGCGTATAAATCTTGCCGTAGATTGTATGAACTATCCTATGTGGAGGGGTTGAAGTACAACAAGAGTATAGATGCCCTTGAAACTGGTGCTACATATCACGGCAAGATAGAGCAGTTGTATAAGAAAGGTTACTTTGATTATACTGGCGACAAGACCGATACTATGGCTTTTGCTTATGAGAAATACATCTATCCGCAATTCAAAGTTGACTGTGCGGAAAAGTGGTTTGAGTATCAACTCAACGATAAGCATACGCTTATAGGAAAAGTTGATGCGATAGCAACAGACGGCTTGCTTGTGGAGCATAAAACAACGTCTAACAATGTAGGGGAAGAGTATATCTATAATCTACAATGGGACGAGCAAGTGCTTGCTTATATGCTCTCACACGGCGTAAACGAGATGTATTATACGGTAATCAAGAAACCGACAATAAGACAAAAGCAAAACGAAACAGACGAAGAGTTTTTGCAAAGATGTTGCGCTTGGTATGCAGAAGATACCGACAGCAAAGTCCGTGTGTTTAAGGTAACAAGAACACAAGAAGAACTCGATGAGTACAAAGAGCAACTCATAGCAACCATTGACGAAATGGAAAAGTGCCAACTGTTTTATAGGAACACAACGCATTGTACTTGTTGGGGCAGAAGATGTGAGTTTTCGCAGATATGCTTAAACTACAACCCGAAACTCGAATACGTAGATTTTACGAAAATCGATAGAGAACAAAAAAGAAAGGAGTTAAGTGAAGATGAATTATTCTAAACTTACAGATTTGACCAAAAAGAAACAGCCGTACACAGCGTTGCTTTATTGTGCGCCAGGTGTGGGCAAGACCACGGCAATCGGTTTGATTGCAGAGAAAAGCAAAGGAAGAACGCTTATTCTCGATGTGGACAGAACAATCACGACAGCATTGTCAAAGAAAGATATTGTTAAAGATATATCAAAGATTGATGTTATCCAGATAGACAATATCAATACGTGGGAAGATTGGAGCGATGCTCTTAAAACTCTCGCAGATATGAAGAAAGAGGGTAAACTCGATTATGAGAATATCGCAGTAGATAACATCAGCGAACTCGAAAGATGTATCTTGTCCGACCTTGGCAGTCAAGGTAAGAACAAAGGTGTGCCAGCGCAAGCCGACTATCAGTATATGCAATTCAAACTCGTGAACAGTTTGAGATTTATGAAATCTCTCGGTGTAAACGTGATTTGGACAGCGTGGGAAACAATCGAATTGTTTTCTAACCCAGACGGTAGCAGTTATAACAGATGCTATCCTAAATGCAACGCAAAGATTGTAGATAATATCTGTGGTCTATGCGATATGGTGGGCAAAATCATAGCAAAGACAGACGGCACTCGTGGAATAGTGCTTGATGCAACTCAAAACATTTACGCAAAAAATCAATACGACACAAGAAAAGGTTGTCTTGTTGAAGATTTTGTGAAAGACGAAGAAAAGAAATAAAAATAAAACATCATAGGAGTATAACATTATGTGGAAATTTGAAAGAGTAGAGCAAAAATTTGACGACATTCCAGTAGGTCAATACAGATTGAGAATTAAAGAAGTCGAATAACAAGTATCGCAAGCAGGCAGAGATATGCTTAAACTCACGTTTGACGTGTCGGGGCAAGCAAGAAAATTGTATCATTACATCGTTTTTCTTGACGACCGTCCCGAAATCACAAATAGAAATCTCACGCAACTTTTCGACAGTTTCGGCATCGAAGATAGCAACTTCAATCTCAACAGTTGGGTTGGCAAAGTCGGCGGTTGCACGGTAAAGCACGATGAAGAAGAGCGTGCAAAGGTTCAATACTTTTTGAACAAAAAGCAACAAGAAAAGTTGCCACCGTGGCAAGATGTAGCAAGTGATGCAAACCAAGCACCCAAACGTGAAATGGCAGAAGTTGAAGTCGATGATGACGATTTGCCGTTCTAAAAATAATATCAAGGCGAGGGCGGTTTATCCGCTCTCGTCACGGAGAGAATTATGACAAGCACAAGCAACAAAAAACTCGGCACAGACTTTGAAAGAGAGTTTGTAAAAATGCTCGCAAATAACGGTTTTTGGGCGCATTTTATTCAGCCAGATAAAAGTGGCGCACAGCCATTTGATGTGATAGCAATAAGAGACGGAGAGCCGTGGGCGTTTGATTGCAAAACTTGCATAAGAGACGTTTTCAGTATCAAACGTATGGAAGAAAACCAGATGCACGCTTTTGATAAGATAGGGCATTGTGGTTGTAAAAACATCTTTGTAGCAGTTTTGCATAACGATGAAGTGTATCTCGTCAAGTTTAGCGACCTTTATAGATATGGGAGCGTAGAATTAAATGAAAGTCATTTGTTCCAACAAATTATACATCGATAATCCGTCAGTAGAACTTGAAGAGTTTGCTAAAACTAATCTCGTTTTTCTAAACCCAGATTATGTGAAGTTGGAGGCAATTGGCAGGTGGACTGGCAACACACAAAGAAACATCGTTCTTTATGAAAGATACGGAAAAGACAGGATTGTGTTGCCATTTGGCTTGCTCAAAACGGTTTACAAGAGTTTTAAGAAAGACGATGATGAGTTTATCGCCAAGTTTGCAGATAACGGTTATCGTTCGTTTGAGAGCCATATAACCCTATACGATTATCAAGAAAGAGTTGTAAAGAAAGCACTATCTAAAAAGAACGGTGTAATTGTTATGCCGTGTGGTAGCGGTAAAACTCAAACTGCTTTGGAAATCGTAGCAAGACTGGGTAAAAAGTGCTTATGGCTCACTCACACACAAGACCTACTCAATCAATCAATGGAGCGTGCAAAAAGTTGTTACGGCTTGAATACGAGCGAATACGGCACAATCACAGACGGAAAGATAAACGTAGGAAACTCTATCACTTTTGCGACAGTGCAAACTCTTTGCAACGTAGATTTGGCTGAATTGAGATTTGAGTTTGATGTGATTATCGTAGATGAGTGTCATAAGTGTGTAGGCACACCTACAAACGTTATGATGTTCTATAAAGTTTTAAGTAATCTCTCGGCTCGATACAAGATAGGCGTGACAGCAACACCGAAACGTGCAGACGGTCTCGAACAGTGTATGTTCTCGCTTTTGGGTGGTCTAATAGACGAAGTTACGAGACAAGAAGTTGCGGATACAACTTGCGATGTGGAAGTACAAAAACGTTTGACGAATTACAAACCAGACATCTCTATTGTAACTGGTGCAGACGGCACTATCGTTTTTGGCTCTCTTGTAGAAGACCTAATCTCAAATCAAGAAAGAAATCAAAAGATTGTAAAAGATTTGGAAGACCTTGACGGGACTTGTTTGATACTGACGGATAGGCTTGCACATATAGATGCGCTCTATAATCTTATGAAAGATAAGAGCAAGTGCGCAAAGATAGACGGTAGGAGCAGTTCTAAAACCGCAAAAGAGTTTAGAAAGCAAGTTATAGGTAAGTTAAACCGTTGTGAAATCAAATATCTTTTTGCAACTTACAAACTCGCAAAAGAGGGGTTAGACATTCCTACATTAAGATATGTTGTGTTTGCGACACCGCAAAAAGATTATACGACAGTAGCACAATCTGCTGGTCGTGTGGGAAGAAAAGCGGACGGTAAAAGCAAAGGTGTTGTCATAGATTATGTGGACGATTTTGGTCTTTTATATGGCTACTCGAAAAAACGCAACACAACCTATAAAAAACTTGGCTACAAAATCGCTGACATTTATTGACATTATAAATCATTTTTGATAAGATAATGCTATCACATTATAGGAGGGGATAGCAGTTATGACGGAAAGCGAAAAGCATTATAATTTGAGAGACACCGCTCTTATACTCGGTATCAAAGTGCGAACCGTGAGAGAGTGGTTGAAAAAAGGTCAACTCAAAGCAATCAAGTATGACGGCGGTAGAATGTGGTTTGTGCCACAAAGCGAAATCGACAGACTGACGAATAAAGAAAACTAAACGGCAAGTTACCAGCAAGTTGGAGAAGAGTATGTTTGAAAATATACCACAAGAGTTAAAGAAATTAAAACAATGGGTTTGCTGGAACGGAGACAAGTTACCTAAAAACCCACATACTGGCGGTAACGCACAGAGTAACAACAAAGACACGTGGGGGACATTTGACGATGCTATCAAAGCAATAGATAAGTTCGGTTTTGACGGTGTTGGCTTTATGTTCGCAAGCGGATATTTTGGAGTTGACCTTGATAAGTGTCTCGACAATCAAGACTTTATCGATGAGTTCGTGGAAACGTTACAAAGTTACACCGAAATATCACGAAGTGGTCAAGGTATTCACATCATCTGCAAAGGAACGTTGCCAGACGGCGCAAGAAGACGTGGAAATGTAGAGATGTATTGTACTGGTCGTTATTTTATAATGACTGGGAAACTGTACAACCCAGAGTATAACGTTATCAAGGACTGTACGGAAAGCATAAAAGTTTTGCACTCTAAATATCTATACACGGAAACTCCGAAAGTCGCACCTAAAATCGTAACACCAGTCGATTTGAGTGACCAAGAGATACTGGATAAAGCAAGAAATTGCAAAACTGGTACATTGTTTCAACTTTTGTGGACTGGACAGTGGCAAGGTGTTTACTCGTCACAAAGTGAGGCAGATTTGGCTTTGTGTAATATGCTCGCTTTTTGGACACAAAGAGATGAGTATAGAATGGATAACTTGTTTAGACATTCGGGGTTGTTTAGGCAAAAGTGGGACACAAAGCGTGGCACTTATACCTACGGACAAAACACAATCGGCAAAGCAATAGCAAATTGCAGAGAAGTTTACGAGCCGAAAATCACGCAAGACGATACATCGATTGCTCTCGGTTTGTTTAGAAACGGAGAACAAAAAGCAGAGTTGCCTAAAAACAACTACGATATGACGGACACTGGCAACGCTCAAAGATTGCGTGATAAATACAAAAACAATATCCATTATTCTTTTATTCGTAAGAAATGGTATTGTTGGACTGGTAAAGTGTGGTCGATAGACAATACTGGCGAGATTAAGAAACTTGCTGATGATATAATCAACGACATCAAGCGTGAGGCGTTTGAAGAAAAAGATGACATCAAGCAAGAAGAAATGCTTAAATGGGCAAATCGTTCTGCATCGAGCAAAGGCAAAGAGGCAATGGTAAAAGAAACGCAACACTTGCAAAGCATACCTATTTTGCCCGAAGAGACAGATTGCTATACCGACTACATAAACTGTCAAAATGGTATTGTGAACTTACGAAACGGAGAATTATTGCCTTACGATAGCAACTTTGCTATGACAAAGATAGATTTGCTATGCAGAGTACGACAACAGTGGAAAAAAACCAGAGAAGTGGCTCAAATTCCTTGACGATGTGACAAAAGGCGATAAAGATTTGCAAAACTATTTGCAAAAGTGCGTAGGTTACAGTCTAACTGGCAGTATTCGTGAGCAATGTGCGTTCTTCTTGTATGGCATAGGAAATAACGGCAAAAGCACGTTTTTGGACACAATAGCAGACCTTATGGGTACTTATGCGGCAAACGTCCAACCAGAAACCATTATGATGAAGAAAGGCGACAACGGCGGTGCGAACAGTGATATTGCAAGATTAAAGTCCGTGAGATTTGTAACAAGTGAAGAACCAACAGAGGGTGTGAGATTAAACGAGGGTTTGGTCAAACAGTTGACTGGCGGTGGAAAAGTTACTTGTCGTTTCTTGTACGGAGACGATTTTGAGTATCAACCAGAATTTAAGATTTGGATAGGCACAAACCATAAGCCAGTTATTCGTGGAACAGATAACGGCATTTGGCGAAGAATACGTCTTATTCCGTTTGAAGTCAATATCCCAGCGGATAAAGTAGATAAAAATCTCAAATACAAACTGCGTAAAGAAATGCCACAAATTATGGCTTGGGCAGTAGAGGGTTGTCTTAAATGGCAAAAAGAGGGGCTTGAACCGCCAGAGTGCGTGCAAAAAGCAACAGCAGAATACAAAGTCGAAATGGACGTGCTTGCATCGTTCAACGAAAGTTGTATTGTGATAGACTACGAGAATGGCGAAAGCATATCTGCAAACGTATTGTTTAGCGTTTATTCCGCTTGGGCAAACGCTAACAACGAGTTTGAGATGTCAAGTAGAAAGTTCTTCACGGAAATAACAAAAAAGATGCCAGAAAAATCAAGAAGAGCAGACGGTATCTACTACAACAAAATACGACTGACAGATTATGCCAAAACACTAATCAAGCCAGCACAGCGACAATATAAAATAAGCGACTTCTCGTAAGTCGTTTATTTTTATTTTCGTATCTTTTTATATCTTTTTGAAAAAATCTTAAAAAATGGCAAAAAATCATTTGACATCTTAAAACATTTATGATAAGATTAAGATACAAAATAAATAAAGACCCACGTCAGTTGGGCAAAAGTTGGGCAAAGGAGACCAAGTAATGGCAGAAATTAAAGATTTTACAGTTTACAAGAAAGAGAAAGTTGATATGCTTATACGCTTTTACAACTTTTGTTGTGGCACGAGTTACAAGTTCAGCAATCTCGAAACGAGAGAGAAAGTTGTAAACGCTCTCGATTGTTGTGATGACAACATCACGGAAATCAAAGATTTTGTGAGAGAGTATGCAAACGGTAAGCCAGAAACGCCAGCCGATTGTTTCCAAAAGTTTTACGATAGCAAAAGAAGTTTTGCAGTTCAAGTAGAAAAAGTCGAACAAGAAGAAAAAGAAGTTACCGATAAAGAAGTTGGCTACTCAATGGGATTGCTTGAAAAAGCGGTCGTCAAACTCATAGCGGATATGAACGCAAAGAAAATCGAAGAAGATGTTATGAGTTCGGTTGAGCAAAAAGTCAAGGACTTTATCAAGGAAGAGTACGGTGCAATAGATAGAAAAGTGAACACCTACGTGGACGGTCGCAAGGTCGAAATGGACGGAGTACAGCACGAGATGTTTGAGACTGTTCTCAAATTCGTTGCAAACAACGAGCCAGTATTCTTGACTGGTGCGGCTGGCTGTGGCAAAAATGTTCTTTGCCAACAAGTTGCAAAGGCACTCGGATTGAAGTTCTACTTCACGAACGCAGTCACGCAAGAGTACAAGTTGACAGGCTTTACCGATGCAATGGGTACGTATCACGCAACACAATTCTATCAAGCGTTTAAGAACGGCGGTTTGTTTATGCTTGACGAAATTGATGCAAGTATTCCAGAAGTCCTTATCATTCTAAACGCCGCAATCGCAAACAGATATTTTGACTTCCCAGCACCTATCGGTTATGTCGAGGCGCACCCCGATTTTAGAGTAATCGCCGCTGGTAACACTTTTGGATATGGTGCAGACTTTGAGTATGTCGGTCGTAACCAACTCGATGCCGCATCGCTTGACCGTTTCGCTCTTGTGAGAATGGATTATAGCAAGGCAATCGAAACAGCAGTAGCATTTGGAGACAATGCGCTCGTTGATTTTTGTGAACAATATAGAAAATCGGCAGACAAGAACGGTATCAAAGTCATAGTAAGTTATCGTGCAATCGGCAGACTTGCAAAGATGATGTCCGCTCTCGGTCAAGAAGAGGCGATGAGAACGTGCCTTATTAAAGGTCTCGGTAAAGATGATGTGAGAATGATAAGCAACGGTATAGACAACGGTAACAAGTACAAGACAGCATTGCTCAACGTCATCAACGCAATGGAGGAGAAGTAAGATGTCGATATTGAAGAAAGTCAACGTAGAGAAGTCTGCTGGCAAGAAGTATATGGTCAATGTTGAGATGTACGGCACGGTAGGAGATATGACAACGCTTTTGAAAACAAGAAGTATCACAAGTAGCAGTTTTGAAAATCAACAGACAAAACGACTTGACACATCGTGGGTAGGAGTTAAGAGTTACGATGAGGCTTGTGAGTTTTTGCACAACGGCTATCAACCGTCAGTAGAGAAACTCAAAGAGCGTATGAAAGCAAAGTGCGTCGGAGAGGGGAAAAGAATAACGTTTCATAACGATGTAGTAGGATATGCGCCTATCGTACCGCTTGCGATGCAGGGAGTTCCGCAGAGTATGCTTAATCATAAAATGAAACCGATAAAATCGAAAGTTATCGACATCTTTTACGATATAACGGTAGGTTGGACGATAGAAAGTAAACAGATTTTGGAAAACGGAGCTAATCTTTTAGGCGCAGTTCTTGATTTAGAAAAAGAGGGTTACAAAATAAACATCTATGCGTTGCAATCGTATAGCGATAGCACGGATTGCGATATGTTGCTTATTAAAATCAAAGACAGCAAACAGCCTATGGATTTGAAGAGAATATCGTTTCCGCTCACGCATACCGCATTTTTTAGGGTAATCGGTTTTGATTGGTATAGCAAAGTTCCAGGCGGAAGATATAGAAGCAGTTACGGTCATAATCTTAATGCAGAGTTTGGGCGAGATAAGAGTACGGCAATCATAAGAGAAGTAAGCGGAAACGATAGAGCGGTAGTTCTCTACGGAAAAGAAATGTTAAGTCAAGGTGCAGACCATATCAAGGAGGTTATCAAAAATGAAAGCGGTAATAAGAGAAATTGACGGAGTGTACTGGGTATGTTGTGGTCGTTGCGGACATAAGTTGTGCAAACTTATGTCTTGCAACAAGAGAGTTTTTGATGAGGACAGCATCGAAATTGAGTTCAAGTGCCAGTCTTGTAAAAAGATAAACAGACTGAATAAAGATTGTCATATAGAGGTGGTAAAATGAGATTTTTTCATAAAGGAGACGTTGTTGTAATAGTAAAACCGCTCTGTGATATGAGTTCTTATGGCGTAAGAGATAATACGACCAAAAATCTGCGTGTAGGTTCTGTGGGAGTTGTTATGGACGATAGCGCAGATGATAAATGCGATGTCTATATAGATTTTGAGCCTAACAACCCAGACGGCGGAAAGTGGTTCTGCGACCCAAGATGCCTTGATTTGGTTAGAGACAACAAGAATAAATATAGAGGCAGTGGAGTTACGGCTACTATAAATTGTACGAAAGGTAAATACGATGCAGATGATGTAGGTGTTCCCACTATTCATAGATTAAATCAAGTGCTTGCTACTTGTGATATGCCCACTTTGAATTTGAAAGATAAAGTAGTTGTTTTGGATATTCAAGCCAAATCGGGTTGGACGAGTTTTTATAAAACAGACATTGCAAAAGTAAAGGTAAAGCCGCTTTATTGCGATGTAGAATACTGGATAGATGCACGTCAAATCGACTACGACCTTACAGAAGAAGACAAGGGTTTGCCTTATCCAGAGACAAAAGTTACGGGAGCGGACGGCGTTCAAGTAAAAACAGATTGCGGTGCGCCGAAAGAAGAAGAAATACCTACGCCGATTAAGGCTCTTAAAAAGGCTACAACGTTTAGCATCGGTCAGTCAATACAATTTATCCCAGATGACAGTACGGAAGTTTTTATGGGCATCATAGAGGCTTATGTGGTAACAAAGAAACAAATATTTTTACAGACAACCAACGGAGACCTTGTTCTTCCGAGTAGAGTTTTGAAGAAAGGAGAAACAAAATGATAAAGAAAATACGATTGAAGATTTTGCTCTATAACGCAATTATGCTTTTGTTCGACAAGGGTTATACCCACAATCAAGCGATTGAAGAGTTGGGTATAACAGACGAAGAGTTCGATGAAATCGTAGAAATGTTTGAGTAAAAAGTCATCTTCTATTGACACGTGGGTATATATAGGATATAATCAAAGTAATTAAAAAAGGAGCAATTATGGACAACAAAAAGATTTTTGACTTAAAAAAGATTAAACTTGTTGACATAAACAAGGTTATACCTTATGAGAATAACCCACGTGTCAACGACCAAAGTGTACAATTCGTAGCAAATTCCATTGAAAAGTTTGGTTTCAAAGTTCCAGTAGTAGTTGATAAAGATATGGTCATTATCAACGGTCATACAAGACTGAAAGCCGCAAAACGTCTCGGCTTAAAAGAGATACCTGTGATTATAGCGGACGATTTATCCCCAGAAGAGGCGAAGGCTTTTAGAATTGCAGATAATAGCGCAGGAGAAAACTCTTACTGGGATATAGACTTGCTTAATCTCGAACTCGCTGAAATTCCATTCGATATGAGTGAGTTTGGTATTAACCTTGACGAAGAAGAGCAAGAGTTTAAGGGAGATACCGAACCAAAAGAAAAAGACATCAAGAAAATGGAGTTGAGAGCATTTGAACATTACGATTATGTTGTGTTTGTGTTCAATAATCAACAAGATTTTCTCAACGTCTGCACCAACTTTGGTATAGAGAAAGTTGACGGAGGTTGGGTTAATAGAAAAATAGGTATAGGTAGGGTGCTTAAAGGTGAAGAACTTGTTAAAAGAATTAGGGATAAAGATAGTGATATTATCGAGGGGCAGGAGTGATAGTATATCTACCACTAAACTGTTGCCAGACTTTATAGACGTTCTCGTTCCTGAAAGTCAAAAAGAACAGTACGAAAAAGCAATAACAAATCCGATTATAACTACGCCAGACGATATAAAAGGTCTTGGCGTTCTGCGTAATTGGTGCTTGTCTAACTTCGAGGAAGAAACAGTAATTATGCTTGACGATGACTTGTTTGCGCTTTACTGTAATACTGGAAGACACGCAAGAAAAAATAACAGACCCACTTGAAGTTTTGGAAATCTTGGTAAACACCGCTATTATGGCAAAAGATGCTGGCTGTGGGTGTTTTGGGTTCTTCCAAACCGACATACGCAAATATAAGCCAACAGACCCATTTTCTCTTTGTACTTGGGTTGGTGGAGTTATAGGCGTTATAGGAAAAACCATACGTTTTCGTAACGATAAGTTTAAGGTAGATATAGACTTTTGCCTTACTAATCTTTTGGTAAAACGCATAGTTTGGTGTGACAATAGATACACTTTCTATCAAAACCGTGACAACAACAAAGGTGGAAACGCAGAGTTTAGAAATCAAGAAGATTATCAAAAATCTTGTGATACTCTAAAACAAACAAGATTTTTTCAAAGAAGAAGAGAAATCTCTCGCTTATAAACAAGGCTCAATCTTTGATTTATTAGTTTTGGGAGATGACGGAGGTGAAGATGCCAAAAAATAACGGTAAGATAAAATGTTTCAGTTTCAGCGAGAAAACTATCGAACAAATAAACTTTTTGTGCGATAGTCTTATGCTTAATCAAACAAGTTTGATAGAGTTTCTTATCAACGCAAAGTATAAAGAGGAGGTTTCAAATGCCAAGACCGACAAAACTGGACAAGGAAATAATTGATGATATTTGCAAGGTTATATCAAACGGAGGTACTAATGCCGATGCGTGTAATGTTTGCTGTATCAATCCGTCAACTTTTTATCTGTGGGTAAGCAAAGCAGAAGAAGATAAAATGTGCGGAAAGAAGTCGATATACGTGGAGTTTTCCAACGAGTTGAAAAAGGCGGAAAGTAAATACAAACTCGCTCATTTAGGCGTGATAAACAAAGCCGCCTTAAAAGCAGAAACGTGGCAAGCAAGTGCGTGGCTTTTGGAAAGAAAGTTCCCGAAAGAATTTGCAAGAACGGATAGAATAGCAGTAGCCAAAGAAGAAGATAACGGTATGATGAAAGACATCTTATCGGCAGTTCAAAATATGGGAATAAACAACAACAAGGACGATGATACCAACCAGTAATAATAGTTTTAATTTTACTGATAAGCAAAAGAAATTCTTATCAAGTAGAGATAGCCGACTAAACTTTTTGTGCGGTAGTGTTAGAAGCGGAAAAACCTTTATTAGTCTAATAAAGTTTTTTTTTGTTGTAGCATCAGCACCCAAAGAATACGAGTTTATTATTTGTGGTAAAACTCTTATGAGTTTGAAACGCAACTGCTTAACTCTTTTGCAATCTTTTGTGGGAAAGAATAACTTTAAGTTTAGTTTGACATCTAAACAAGGTACGCTATTTGGGCATACTGTGTATTTAGAGGGTGTTAACGATGAAAGCAGTGAACAGAAAATACGTGGTATGACACTCGCTGGCGCATACTGTGATGAGATAACACTTTATCCACAATCTTTTGTGCAAATGCTGTTATCACGTCTCTCAATGCCTAATTCCAAGTTTTACGCCACATGCAACCCTGATACACCAAGCCACTATATAAAGACAGAATACATAGACAATCCAGACCTTGATAAAAGCGTTTGGAACTTTTTGCTTACAGACAATACATTCCTACCAAAAGAATATCTCGATAATATCACGAAAGAATATAGCGGTGTGTTTTATAACCGTTTTATTCTCGGTCAATGGGTTAGGGCAGAGGGCATAATCTATCAAGACTTTGCAAACAACCCACAAGATTTTTATATCTTGCCTACCGACTTAAAGGATATTATCAAAATAAACGTTGGGGTTGACTTTGGTGGAACAGGTTCTGCTACAACTTTTGTAGCAACAGGGTTTACAAAAGGACTAAAATGTGTTATACCATTGATAAGCGAAAGACACCAAGAGGCACTAAACCCAGAACAGTTAAATGAAAAGTTTGCAGACTTCATAGATACGTGCTATTCTATGTATGGTATGCCAATGAATGTTTACTGTGATAGTGCAGAACAAATACTCATACGTGGGTTAAAGAGGATAGCGATACAAAGACATCTACTTGTTGATATACGTAACGCCCGTAAAAACCCGATATTAGAGCGTATCAAACTCACACAACAACTCATAGCGCAGGGACGTTTTAAGGTATGTACAAACGCTAAAACGGTAAGCAATGCTTTATGCGAGGCGGTATGGGACGAAAAACACGAAGACCAAAGGCTTGATGACGGCTCAACAGACATCGATACTCTCGATGCTTTTGAATACAGCATAGAGCCAGAAATGATAAATCTCACGAAATTTTATAAAGGAGTATAAACCAAATGAAAGTAGAAGAGGTAATTAAAAAGGTTGGCAGTTACGAAAACCTTGAACTCTTTGACAACAAACAGTATATTGACCAGTGGGAGCAATGGTACAAGGGCAACGTTGCAGATTTTCACAACTATCGTGTTTATAACGGCAAGTCGCTAATACAGTGCAAACGTTATACGCTCGGTATGGCTAAAAAGGTTTGTGAAGACTGGGCAAATCTCTTGATGAACGAAAAGACCGATGTGACCATAGGTGACAAGCATACGCAAGAAGTAATCGAAGACGTGTTCAAGAAAACAAAGTTTTGGAAGAAAGCAAACAAGAACATCGAAAAAACGTTTGCTCTCGGTATGGGTGCGTGGGTAGTAGGCGTTGATAATCTCGAAGTCAACGACAACGGCGATGTTACGCCCACTGGCACAATCAAAATCTCGTTTTTGCACGGTAGAAAAATCATACCTATAACCATTGAAGACGATGATGTAAAAGAGTGTGCTTTTATCAACGTCTCGACTAATGGCGTAACTCTCGTTATACACATCATAGGCGAAGACGGTTTTTATCATATTTATACGGTCAACGGACGTGGTTCAACGGACGATAGTTATACATTTGACTTTGAGAATATGATAGACTTCAACACCAAAGGCAAAGTCAAGTGGTTTACAGTTATCACGCCAAACCTTGCGAACAATATCGACATAGACAGTCCGCTCGGTTTGAGTATCTTTGCAAACTCTATCGACACGCTCAAAAAGATAGACCTTATTTTTGACAGTGAGGCAACAGAGTTTGCTCTCGGTAAAAAGAGAATTTTTGTGAACGTATCTCAAATGTATTGCAACACAGAGACAGGCGAGATGATAAAAACGTTCGACAGTAACGATATACTGTTTTACGTCTTGCCAGAAAGCGATGACGGCTCAACTCTTTTACAAGATAGCACGCAAACATTGCGTATAAGCGAGCATCAACTCGGTCTGCAAGAGCAACTCAATATCTTATCTTATCAATGTGGACTTGGTACAGAACACTACAAGTTCGATAAAGGCGGCGTAGCAACGGCTACACAGGTCATCAGCGAAAACAGTGAGATGTTCCGCAATATCAAGAAACACGAGATAGTCATAGAAGATGCTCTTATCTCTATTGTCGAGGCGATTATCTACGCAATAAACACATTTACGGCAGAGAGTTGTAAAGAGGGTGTCAATGTAGAAGTCAAGTTTGATGATAGCATCATCGAAGACAAAGAAAGCGAGAAAGCCAACGATAGGCTTGACGTACAAATGGGCGCAATGTCTCTTGTTGAGTATCGTATGAAATGGTACAACGAAGACGAGGCAACAGCAGAGGCGGCAATCTCAAATATGAGCAAATTCAAGATTGATGAGCCGACCGATGAAGAACTCTTTGAAGACGACAAAGAAGATAACGAAGAAGAAGACAAGAAAGACCAAAAGAACGAAGAAGAAGAGGCTGAACAATAATGTACGTTGATAAGGCGCATAGCGAGACAGATAAAATACTCGCCCAACTTGAAAAGCAAATCAAGGCAGAGTATAACAAAGCGTATAAGGAAGTTAAGAGAGAGTTGACGGAGATTATGAACAAACTCTCTCTAACTCCCGATATGTCGCCACAGCAACGCCTTGCCTTGAATGACAAAAAAGATAGGCTGGAAACTATGATTAAACAGTATTCCGAGACTATCAAGAACGCAAACGCTACGGCGGTCAAATACATCAACGGCGATATGGTCAACGTTTATAAGAAGAACTACAACTTTGAGGCAGACAAGTTAGGTTTTTCTCTTGTGGACAATACCGCCGCCAAAAAGTTAATCACAAAAGAGGCAAGTCCGTTTACCAAACTTGCAATAGACAGCGCAAAAGACCGTGATATAATCATACGCAAACTTACAAGCGAGATGACTACTTCTATACTCAAAGGCGAGAGCATACCGCAAATGGCACGCAGAATACGTGGAGTTATGGAAAACAATCTTGCAGATAGTGTGCGTATAGCAAGGACTGAAACCACACGTGTTGAAAACTCTGCACGTATGGACGTAGGCAAAGAGGGTGAGAAACTTGGGTTTAAGATGCTCAAAGAATGGATTGCTACAAGTGACGACCGCACACGCCCAGAACACGCATCGGCTGACGGTCAACGAGTACCACTCGATGAACCGTTTATAGTAGGCGGTGAGAAACTTATGTACCCAGGCGATTATAGTCTCGGAGCAAGTCCGTGGAACACAATCAACTGCCGTTGTACCGTAGTTAATATCGTTGACGATGGTAAAAAATAAACAAAAATAAACAAAAAAAATAAATAAATTAGCACTAAAAAATCATATAAAATCATTTGACATTTACAATATTTTATGTTAGAATATATACATAAAATAAATCACAAAGCAACTTGATTGCGAAGTGTAAAAGGAGGTAAACCAAATGAAAAGTGCTGATTTATTGGAGCAACAGATTTACGAAAGTAAAGACGGAACGCTTTGGGAGTTGACGTTCAAAGACGGACGAAAAAGACAAGCGAATTTCAAAAAAGTCGAACAAATTCTTGACACAGGTTGGCGAGTTTATGGGACAGAACGAGTTACGATAAGTTACAAAAATTTGAACGACTTTTTGAAAAAATAACCCAAAATGGAGAACAGTTTAATCACTGTTCTCTATTTTTTTACCGAGTTACAATTTATTACAAAGTTATAATTTTCTATAATTTTACTAAAATTTACTATGATAAAAATGTACTATATTCCTACATTTCCCTAAAAAGTCCCATATATAAAATATATATAGAAAAGTTTTGGGAAATGTAGGATTATAGTACACTCTCGATTTTTGGCTAAATCTTAAAAAAAGTATTGACATAAAGCCTTGACATTGCGGAAGTTTTTGTTTATACTTTGTGTTAGAAAAATTCATCTTGCGTGCTGATGATAAAATGCACTGCGGCTACAATGTGGGAGTGAACCCACGATTAAAAAAAATGGGTAGTCTTGGAGTAATTTATGGAAGATATGTTCAAAAGTTTTTTCGGCGAAGACGGTAGCGAAAGCATCGACTATGCAAAGTTTACTGATGCGCTCACAAAAAGCGGTATGAAACTTGCTGACATCAACAAGGGCGAGTATGTCTCAAAGGCAAAATACGATAAGACAGTCGGAGAGTACAACAAATACAAAGCCGATAACGATGTGAGCAAATATGCGGACTACGAGAGCCTAAAAGCGGAAAACGAAACATTGAAAGCCGAGAAAGCAGAGAACGAAATGTTGCAAATAATCGCAAAGAAAAATGTCGATGAGAAATTTAGACGTTTCGTGGCAAGCGAAACCAAAGGTCTTGTTACGGAAGATAAAAACTTTGAGACTGTTCTCGATGAGTATTTGAAACAAAACCCACAATTCATTGCGAACCCGAAAACAGAGAAAACAAAAAACGTTTTCAAGATTGGCTCAAATGGAGAGTTGGAAAAAGGCAAGGCAGGCGGCGAAAAGACCACAAACGACAAAATGAATAACATTATAAGGAGAGTAGCAAAATAATGGGTACTGAAATTACGAAAACGAACGTTGAAGCGTTTTTCGAGCCAGATGTAGTCGAAGAGATTATTCAAGGCACAGTCAAACAATCCGTAGCAATGCAACTTTTTAGAAAGTTGCCGAATATGTCCAGCGATATGATGAAGATGAGAGTTCTCGATGCTCTTCCGCTCGCTTACTGGGTAAACGAGGGCGACAACAACGGCAGAAAGAAACTTACAAAAATGGCGTGGGACAAGAAGTACATCGTTGCAGAAGAACTTGCAGTTATCGTGCCTATCAAAGAGAACGTTCTCAATGATGCAGACATCGATATTTGGGGCGAAGTCAAACCCAGAATTGCAGAGGCTTTTGCAAAGAAATTCGACCAAGCAGTTTTCAACGGCGTTGATAAACCGTCTGGATTTAGAACAGACTTGCTTACCAGCATCGTGAACGCAGGTGCGTTTATCACGCAAGGCGCAAACGAAACTCTTTACAGTGCAATCGATAAAGCAATGGCGAAAGTAGAAGAAAGCGACTATGAACCCAACGGTCTTGTTGGCGGTCTCAATCTCAAATCGAAATTCCGCAATATGCTTGACACGACTGGTCAACCGCTCAACACGACTGAAATCGGTAGTCTTATGAGATACTTTGTCTCTAACGGTGCGTGGGATAAGACCAAAGCGTTGATGATTGTCGGCGACTTCTCACAAGCAGTTTATGCTATCCGTCAAGACATCTCGTACAAAATTCTTGACCAAGCAATTATCCAAGACCCAGCAACTGGCGAAATCTTGTACAACCTTGCGCAGGAAGATATGGTAGCGTTGCGTTGCGTAATGCGTATTGGTTGGGAAGTTCCGAACCCGATTAACGCCGAACAGCCCGACGAAAGTATACGTTTCCCGTTCTCCGCAATCAAGGGTGATGCAGGTATCACGACTTACAAGGCAACGTTCACGGTTACCAACGGCAAAGGTTCAAGTGACCCCGATTACGAAGTGTATGAGGGTATCGAAGTCAAGACCGCTGGTTTGAAGAAGAAGACTGATGCAACTGGTAAAGCAGTGTTCGATTTGCAAAACGGTGACTACGGCTATGCTGTGTCTGGCGACGGCTTTATCACTGAAAAAGGCAAGTACACGGTAAACGGTGCGGCGGCGGCAGTAGCAGTCACACTTCGTGAAAAATAATCTCTTAAAAGGTAGGGACATATAATGGCGTATGCAGACTATGAGTTTTACAAAAATGATTATCTCGGTATAATCATTGAAGACGAAAAAGACTACGCCTATTTTGCAGAAAGGGCAGGTGATGAACTTGCCCCTTATGCAAAATGCGTTCCCAACACCGAAGAGGGACAAAACGCATTAAAAAGGTGCAGTTGCAGAATAGCAGATATTCTATACGGAGATTTTAAGGCAAGTAAAAACGGTCAAAAAATATCCAGCGAAAGCGTAAGCGGCTATTATAGCGTAAGTTATTCTGTGAACGATTTGGCAACAATCAAAAGGCTTGTAAATAACGCTCTCAAAATCTATCTCGGCAGATATATTCTCGGCAAGGTCAAGAACATCATAATCTAATGGCTGACGGAATAGAGTTCTCTGTAACCATAGACACAAGCGGTTACAAGAAAGTAGAGAAAGATTTACCACAAGCGATAGAGAAAGCGTTATATCAAATGGGTGTACTTGCGGTAGAGGGTGCTGTTAGGTCTATAAGTGGTCAATACACTGTGGACAATAAAGCAGTTGATACTGGTAGGTTAAGGGCAAGCATCTCGTTTATAACTGAAAAGAATAAAGGAGATAGCGGTATACCACAACCGCCAAACGCAGAAGCAGGAGATAAATTGTCTGGCAACGGCGAAAAAGATTTTGTCATAGTCGGGACAAATGTCAATTATGCGCAGATAGTACACAACGGAACAAGCAAAAGAACTGGCAGACCATTCTTGCGTGAGGGTATCGATAAAAAGAAAGAAGAAATGCAAGAAAAGGTCAAGAATATACTCAAACAAGGAGACTGAAAGTTATGGCAATGAAAGATTATTTTTATGACTGTCAAAAGTTAGAAACAAAAACCGTTTCTGACGGTCTTGGTGGTTATGAAACAGTTGAGTATCTTGGCATAGTTTTCAAAGGTCTTGCGGTAAGAAAGGGTGCAAGTGAACAACTTGTAGGTGCGTTGCGTGGTAATGAAAATGTACAATACACTTTTCATTGCGGTGCTAATGTGCCACTTGACAAAGACAATAAAGTGACGTATAGTGAAAAAGGCGAAAGAAAGTATTTGAGACTTACAAGCAATGCGGTTATCAATACAGACCAGAGCCAGCAAACAGACTGGAAATCGTTTGATGCTGAAAGTTATACGCCGACTACGATTGTGCAGGGATAACTATGATTGAAGACAGAACATTAACGTTTGGGAAAAGGTTTTATGAGTGGTTATCCACGTTTGCGCCTACTTACCGTGGAGTTTTGCCAGCAGGAGTAAAGCCAGACGACCTTTATTTGCGTTTTAGCGGATATGCAGACAGATTTGCTACATCGTTCATAATGCCAGTCGAGATTTACAAAACTAATACGACTTCGTATTCAAGTGTTTTGCAAATCGCAAAGAAGATAGGCGATGCGGTCGGTGACGGCGGTCTGTTGGTTATATACGATGACGTAAGGTTCAAGATAGATAAAGGCTCGCCATTCTATCAAGACAAACAAGATGAAGATGCGACTGTGAGAGCAGGCTACATCAATCTTGAAATAACGATTTATTAAGGAGTAAATAAATATGCTTAAAACAGGTTTGACTGACAGAACAGTCCAAAACTTGCAACTCAATGCTGGTGTGTTTTTGAAGACATACAGCAAAGGTGTCACGATTGATGAAAACGACATCATCGGTGCAACTCGTGGCGGTGGCAGTTTTTCGGCTGTTCCTACGGTACATCAAGTAGCGGTTGACGGCGCACCTACTTACGTCAAAGGTCTCGAAAGAGTTGACGATTGGGTAGTAACTATGAGCGTTTCTTCGTTCCTTGAATTTACGGCAGATGCGCTTGCTTTGGCTCTCGGCGTTGGTGTAACCAAAGGTACGAACGATGCAAGTGATACGTCTTTGACGGCTAAATCTGCTGTAAATGCTGGCGATTATCAAGACATCTACTGGGTAGGCGATTTGAGTAACGGCAAAAATGTTGTCATTCACTTGAAGAACTGTCTCAATCTCACTGGTCTTGTTATTACTGCAAACGACAGAGGCGAGGGTACTTATCCTATCACTCTCACGGCGCACTACGCAACAACCGACCTTGAAACAGCACCGTTTGAAATCATTATCGAAAAGTAAGGTAACACATTATGAAAACAAGTATAGCCATTGATAAACTTATCAACATTGCACCTATAATCGCAGATATGCGCCCTAAACTTCAAAAAGATGAAAACTTTAAGAAGTTTATGGAGACATATAAAAGCGGTGACGGTAAAGCAGACAATCTTGACTTCGTTTTGAGAATTCTTCCAGTATTCTTGAAAGACTACAAAAAAGAAGTCTATGAGTTACTTGCAATAGTTTGCGATAAGACCGTGAAAGAAGTAGAAGAGCAATCTTTTGGTCAAACGGTCAAGACAGTAAAAGAACTTATCGAAGATGACGACTTCAAAAGTTTTTTTATCGATGCCTAAACAATGGTGAACTTGTCATAGCCGTATTGAACGATATAAGGTACGATATGAGTTTGAAAGCGGTGGTTAAGTTTCTTGACTACCGCTTTAAGCAAATAGAAGAAGATGTGCTTTATAAATCAATCACGGCAGAGTATATGGCAACCATTGGTGTGGGCAAAACAAATACGGAAAGAATATCGTTCGTAGAGGGACGAAATAAGATATATGGAATAAAAGTCCAGAAAGACGAAAGAAGTGCAGAAGAAATCATAAGAGATACGTTCAAAAAGCACGGAATAAAAATCAAAGGTAAAGAAGAGGCGATTGTATGAACTTGTTTAATCTTGTAGCGAAATTAGGTCTTGATAAGAAAGACTATGATAAAGGTCTAAAAGATGCAGAGAAAGACGCTTCTTCTTTTTCTTCAAAAGCAAGCACAGTAATGAAAGGTGTCGCAAAAGCGTTTGCGGCAGTTTCAGGTGCAGTTATAGCGGCAGGTGCGACAGTAGTTGCTTTTGGCAAGAAAATGGTTGACCTTGGCGGCGACATAGATGATAACGCTCAACGTCTCGGTATGTCCACAGACCAGTATCAACTGTGGTCTTTTGCTATGACAAAAGCAGGCACGGACGTAAGCACGCTACAACGTGGTATGATACAGTTGAGTACGTGGACAGAGAACTTGTCCAACGGTCAAGCAGATGCGCTTAAAACCCTTGATGATTTGGGCATAGGCTATGAAGAGTTTATGGCAATGGATAATGCTGGACAACTTCAAGCAGTCACAAACGCATTGCAGGGTATGGAAGACCAAACCGAAAAAGCAAGTCTTGCTCAACAACTTTTCGGTGATAGAGTTGCTCAACAGATGATGCCACTTTTCAATGAAGAGCAAGGAAGTATAGATGAACTTAACAAAACTTTGCGTGAGCAAGGTGTTATTATAGGCGAAGACAATATACAAGCGGCGGCTAAACTTGGCGATAAAATCGATTTGCTCAAAGCAACGTTTACCGCTTTTGGTCTAAAACTTGCAACAGATGTATTCCCAGAAATAAGCCAACTCATAGACGGTTTTCAAGCGTTGGCAACTGGCAGTGAAGATGCCTCTCAATCAATCGCAGATGCGTTGATTGGCATTACAGACAAGATTATAGCGGAGTTGCCAGAACTTATTAAGAAAGTAGTAAATTTTGCTTTGGAGTTGGTAAAGGGCATAGTAGCGTCTCTACCACAGTTGACAAAAGAACTAATCAATCTTGTGTTTGATTTGGTAGGCTCGATTGCAGACTATTTGCCAGACCTTATAAAGATTGTTTTTGATATAGTCGATGCAATCATTTACGGTTTGCTTGACCCAGACAATATAGTTAAACTCATAGAAGCAGTGTTCAAAATAACGACAACTCTTGCGGAAAGCATTATGACATTGTTACCGCAACTTGTGTACAAGTTGATTGACACACTTATAGAACTTTTCACGACAAAAGAGGGTTGGGCAAAGTTGGGCAAAATCGGCTTGGCTTTCGCACAAGCAATGATTAACGGCTTAATAAGTGGTGTCGAGGGTGGTCTAAACTTTGTAATAGGCGCAATCAATAGAACGTTGGCTGGTTTATCAAAAGCGTGGACTTGGCTCGGTATTCCAGCAATTCCGAGTATACCTAACGTATCAATAAACAGGGTAAAATTCTATAAAGACGGCGGTATGTTTGAAGAGTTGGAAAAACTTGCCAAAGGTACGGCTTATGCAGTTGCAGGGGAAGACGGTGCAGAAATCGTTGCACAAGGAAGAAACGGCACAGGTGTAGCAAACGTTGAGCAAATCGCAGATGCGCAATATATGGCTCTTAAAGATTATAGACTTAACGAGACAATCACGGCAAGTGCAAGTGCTATTGTTAACGGTATAGTAAGCGGTATGACTATGAACAAAGGTTCAAACAAAACAGAGATTGTTGTGCAAATAGGCGAGAAAGATTTTAAGTCTTATATCATCAAAACAGTCAACGAAACGCTAAACGCAAAAGGTCGTAAAAACCTAAACGCAGTTACAGCCTATTAAGGAGTGAGATATGCTTAAAGTAGAAAACATAGATATAGAATATCCGCAAATAGGCAAAGAGCCGACAATGGGTTATAGTGACGAGTACATCGAGAAAACGATGATGAGCGGTCTTATAAAGCGTATCTATAAGGGCAAGCGTTTTTATGCGACATTCTCATACCCATATTTGCTCGAAAATGAGAGAGCAACCATTAACTCATTGCTTGCAACACAGAGAACACAAGGCTATCTCAACGTTGTTATAGATACGCCATTTGGTCAATATTCGGGACAAGCAATCTTGGAACTCGGCAATGACCAAACAAGGTTTATGTATAGCACTGTTTTGCAAGACTACGTGTGGACAAATTGGTCTATAACATTAAAGGGTGCAAGATATGATAGTTAGAGATGTAAAGATACACTACGGTGTTTTTGATGAAAGCATTATAGAAGACGAGCGTACAGAAGATGCATCGTCTTCAAGTGCTTTTGTCCAAAGTATAGATAGTCTTTTGACGGTCGAAAACAGAGACAAACTCTCTTGGCTGGAAAAAGACTATTTTTTGCTTGACGGAAAACATCTGTTTCCAGAAGACGGAAAGAAATATAACGTTGGCTGGGAAAGTAATAATTTAAGCAACACGAATGGTGTTTTGGACGAATATATACAGTTTAACTTTGAGCAAAAGCACTTTTCATTAGGTTGTGTGGTTTACTTTGAAGATTATAGTGAAGCGATAGATTTTACGGTCGATTATTACAACGATAATACACTTGTAAAAACACACAGTATTACAAACAACACTTCAAACAAAGTGATTATGATTGATTTTGTTGAAGAGTGGGATAGTGTAAAAATCACAATAGAAAAAAACAATCCACAACAAAGAGCGAGAATAATGAGTATATCTTTTGGAATAGGTAGTGACCTTGACAAGAACTCTATTATAAACGCAAGTGCTGGTGTGGTTACAGATATATCAACCGATACATTTGAGACTGGTAGTTTCTCATTCCAGTTTTTCAATGACGGTGGCGTTTTTGCAATTCAAGACATACGAGATATGCCTCTTGCGTTACAAGAAAGCATTATGGCTACAATCTTTGTGAAGTTTAATAACTCTGCATCTTTTGTGACTTTTGGAAAGTACAACTCAACAGAAATCAAGATTGAAGAAAAAGGAACTATTGTAACCATAGCAGGGTATGACGAATTGTACAATCTAAACAACACGATTTATAAGAAAGGTATTGTATATCCAGAGGGTAGAAGTCTCAAAGCGTGGGCAGAAGAAATCGCAGAAGATGCAGATGTTGATGTGGTTGTGGACGAGAGAATCGCAAATATTATGTCAACTGGCTATATCACAGAAGTACCACATCGTGAGGCTTTTCGTCTTATAGCAGAGGCTGGCAACGGTTATCTTTGGATAGATAGCGATAGCGTTATTCACATAAGCAAGTACACAGAGAAGAACGTCCCAGACCTTACGGAAGACGAAGTAGTACAAGACACTCTTAACATCGACAGTGCAGACAGATATTTTGGTGTTCAAGTATCAAGATATGCGTTTTCGCCGACAAAAGAACTTGTTTCAGGTGGTCTCGGTTATCTTGAAGAAGTATCACTCACGCCAGATGCACAAGAACTTGAAATCGTTTACAGTCAGTACCCAGCAGTCGTAAGCACTGTTGAAGTAAGAATAGACCCGACAACAAGTGCAAAGTTAAGCAATATTAGAATATACAGTGATAGGTGTGTGTTTGAATTAAGCGGTACGGCTGGCGACACAACGTGGGTTACGGTAACTGGCAAAGCATACAATCAAGCAATAATCACGGATAGTGCTGGTAGTTTGCTCAAAAGTTATAAGAAGATTGAAAACAATTTTCTTATCACAGGCTCGCTCGGTCAAGCAGTGGCAACATATCAAAACAACATCGTTTCTAACAGATATGTGTACTCTGCGGAAATAGTAGCGGATAATGTTATCAATCTTGCAGATAGAGTAAAGATTGACGATAACCCAGTCATAGTCGAGAACATCGATTTGAGTGTTGCTTACGGAGAGCAAACTGTTACGGTTGGAGGTACAAGTGATGATAAGTGAGAAACTTATTTTTGACAGAACACAACAAGACGTTGCGAATAGAACAGCAAAAGGCTTGTATAATGTCAGCGATATAGCACGTATCAACTCATATATAGAATATCTTGCCGACAACCTAAATTTGACGTTAGAGATTATCACACCGAATTTGGGTGAGGCATTGACATTATCGAAAATACAAACTATAATAAATAACGTAAACGATATAAGAAGTAAGTGGTATGTTGCAAGCGATACACCCACAACGCCAGTTGCTACAAACTGGGACTATGTGAAAGCAAATAACACCGAGAAAATCTTGCAAGCATTGTATGATTTTATGGTGTCAGTCAAGAGAGACAAGTTGTACAGCGGTACGTTTAAGGCTGGCTCACAGATAAAATTTAGAGGTTAAAGATGAACGCAGTTGTAGATAGAATAGTTCAATACGCAAATCGTTATCAGTTGACCGATGTGTCAACTGGTAAAGTTTTGGGTGTTTTTGACTTCGATGAAGTCACTGGCACGGTTCAACAAGTTGGTACGGAAATCGACAAAGAATTGTTCGATAGTATCGCTGATGACCTTGCTACGAGACTTGTTGCAAACGGTGGCGATAGTAAAGACCTTATAGTTACGTTTACAGCGGCTACAAGCGTTGAAAACATATCATCAAAGGAAAAGCACTCAACTATCTTTGGGAAGATTGCAAAGTGGTTTACAGACCGTATAAGTAAACTCAAAAAGTTTACGTATGATAGCACAACCAAAATCACGTCAACGGATATTGATAGCACGATACCTACGACAGATGCGCTTGAAAACGGAGACATAACTGTTATGAACGCAGAGTACACAAACTCTGCATCTCGTGCTATCGCAGACAAGAACGGAAAAGATATAACCACTTATGTGGCAACGGAGACAGACCCTACTGTTCCAGGTTGGGCAAAGAACGCCACTAAACCTACATACACAAAAGCAGAAGTAGGTTTGGGCAAAGTGGATAACACGGCAGACCTTGATAAGCCTATATCGACAGCAACTCAAAACGCTTTGAGCGCAAAGGTTGATAAGGTCAGCGGAAAAGGTTTGTCTACAAACGATTATACCACGGCAGAAAAAAATAAACTTGCAGGTCTTGCAAGTGACACAGTGAGGTATGGTGAGCAAACTCTCACAGAAGCACAGAAATCACAAGCACGCACAAACATAGGTGCTGGTTCTAGTGATTTTAGTGGCGATTATAATGACTTATCAAATAAACCAACTATCCCCACCAATTATGTCACAACCGATACAACGCAAAATATAACCGCAATAAAAACATTCAAAGCGAACCAGCGTTTTTATAACGCTAATATGGATATCTCGAAAGAGTCGAGTAGCAATAAATATAGTTATATTGCCTTTGACGATGCTGGCAATCAGCGCGCAGGCGCATTGGGTGGTATGCAAACAACCGATAACTATTGCGGCACATATTTGCAAGCACGAAACGGACAGCAGATACGCATTTTAAGCAATGCGGACGGAACTATTACAGAAACGCACGCCCCAACGCCGCCAGATACCGATAGTTCAACTCAACTTGCAACAACAGAGTGGGTGAGAACCAATTATCAAGAAAAAGGATATGCAGGTATTAATGGGTCTGTGCTTAATGACGATGGTAATGTAACCGATAAAGACGGCAATGTTGTTGACGCTCTGTATTTTAAGGTTGCCTCGCTCTCAACAGCAAAAACATATGTGCGAACTTATTTGTTAGCGGAAGTAGCAATGACAAATATTATCAATGAGCAGGCTACTGTTCTTATTCATTGCACTACTGAATCAAGCACTTCTGCCCCAATCGTAACAATAACTTTTGATAATTATTCCTATGCAAGGCTATTGTTACCTAAAAACATATTTGTGACTGCTGATTATAAATCGGGAACGGCGGGTGCAACGTTTACTGTATGGGTTAAACAAACTGCTGGCTTTATGCAACAAGTGTGGAATGTGCTTGCTCAAAACACGAGAAATTATACAACAACTTCAAAGCGTGAGTGGGATATTTTCTATTCTAACATTACAAAGGCAACTGCTGTCACCGATATTGACACTGCGCCAACTGGGTACACAAGAATCGTTGCTAATAACAATAATAGATACTCGAATCTCGAAGAAAACACATATCTATGGCAACAAGCAGAAAATGCAGGTATAACTTGGAAACGATATAGTGACAATGCAGCACGTGCGGTTTTTCGACATTACGATGACGGAACAACTGAAAACTTTGTTGTGCAAAGTGGCGGGTTCTTGTTTAGACCACTTAATAACTCGAACACAAAATCGATAAAAGTTGACCCAGCAGTTGGTGCGTTATATCCAGAAAAAGATTCAGGGGCGGACTTGGGCAAAGCGGCACAGCGTTGGAACAACGCCTACATAAAGAACATCGTTGCAGATAGTGTGACGGCTGACAACCTACCGTTTACTTCCGACGGCTTGTCAACAGGCACGCTCGGTAGCACTGGACTTTCAGTCGGCAGAGATTATTATATCGAGAAAACAGTCGGTGAATGTCTTATCTCGTGTGTAATTAGGACGTATATGGAAGCAGGTGCAAAGCCAACGTTAAATCTGCCGCGTATATACACAACAGTCGTTCCAATCCATTATGGTGGCACGATATACTTTCTTGTAGTTAAAGGTCTTGGAGACGTAGGTGGTAACACCGTTCCAGTTACATTTTCGCTTAAAAACACAAGCGGTGGAACTGTAACTAACACAACTGTAACGTCTGGCACATTCAAGTATAAGCGCATTTAAGGAGGGTATACTATGTATTTTAACTATATAACCAACTCGTTTTCGCCAAGTCCGAAAGAAAAGACGAGAGAAGAAACAGTCATTGAAACCGTGAAAGAACTCGTGACTGAAATTGAAATAGACGAGGACGGCAACGAACACGAAGTTCAAAAAGAAGTCGAGAAAGAGGTTGAAAAAACTGTAACGGTAGAAATTCCCATACCCGAAGATTGTGTTGAAGTTGATGATGAATTGTGCGAAACAATGTTTAACGAGGTAGACACAAGCACGACACCGAAAGCGATTTTCGCCAACGAAGAAACACACTATCCCGAAGTCCGAGAACTCGAAGTCGTGGTTGACCCGATTGCCGAGAAGCGCAAACGCATTGCAGAACTCAAAAGCAAACTTGACGAAACCGATTATCAAGCAATAAAGTGGGCGGAGGGCTTCATAAGCGAAACCGACTATGCGCCGATTAAGGCTCAAAGACAAGCGTGGCGTGACGAAATCAACCAAATAGAGGCAGAGATAAATGGATAACATCGAAGAAATAACCAAAAGAGTAGAAGATACTCAAAAAGAAGTTGTTGTAAAAGAAGACAACGTCAAGATTGCACCAACAGATAAATCTCGCCAATACTCGTCTATGTCTATGCCTATGACACAGTTTATGTCTAACGCAAAAATAGAAGATGACACTGTTGATGACGAAGTTACGCAAAAGATACAGAGTGAAGTCAATAATGCGCTCAAAGACGACAAGTTTGTGAACAAGAAATCTCGCAAACTTGCAAAGGTAGGCGACAAACTCGTTGAAGAAGAGATAAAAGCGAGAGATAACACAGCCAGAGCGAAAAGAGCAAAGAACAGAGTTGACAAACAAATCATCAAAAACAATCTCTATGTTGCTAAACAAGAGAAGAAGAGAGCGGTTAAAGAGCAAAAGCATCTCAATCAATGCCAAAAAGAAACTCACAGACAGGAGATTGCGGAATATCGCTGGAAAGAATACGGCGATATGTTGCAGACTTACGGCTATAAGAAAACGCCGTCAAGCATCATATTCAAGACTTTGGTTGTGATTGACGGTGTTGCTCGTTTCCTTGACGGACTAAACAAAGTAAACAACAAGTTTGTCAAGGCTATGAAATTTGTCATATTAGCAGGCATTTTGGTACTTGCCTACTATTTGATAAAAACTTATTTATAAAGGAGAAACAAAATGGACAAACAAGATTTGATTGCTTATCTTGACGAAGAGAAAGCGCAAAGACAAAGCAAAATCACAGAGTACGGTGATGCGTGTGAAAGACTTGAAAACGCAAAACGTGCTTACGAAGATGCACAAAGAATTGTTGACAACTACGGCGACATCACGTCTGTCAATGCAGAAATCGACAAAATCAACGGCTTTATCTCTCTTTTGACAGAAGAGACCAGAGCAGAAGACACAGTTGCAACGGGCGTTGTTTGCGATGATTGCTATGCTATCGGCGGTAATCTTGACAACACAACGGTTGAATAATAAAAGGAGGGCAAACGCTATGTCAGTTAAGGTTGTTTTGGAAAACGCTTTGGCTCAACTTGAACAGCAAAAAGCATCTGCTTACAAGCAAGCATACGATGTCAAAAAAGCAGAACTCAACAATGATTTTGATGCGTACAGAATTGAAAAAAAGAAAGAGTACGATGATGCAATCGTTGCTTTGAGAACTCGCTATGAAGCGGCAATCGATGCAAAGTCAGCAGAAATCGACAGCAAAGCAAAAGCGTATGCAGATGTTGCAAGCGCAAGTGTGGACAAGAACATTGCAGACATTAAAGCAATGATTGAAAGAACGGAGGGTTAATGACGTATGAACGAGGTAATAGCGTATTTTACAGAGGTTTCCACAAAGTTGCCTGGCTATGCTCGTTATATCCATATTGTTGTTATTGCCCTTATAATCGTGCTTACAGAGGCAATTAAACTTCCTTTGCGTAAGTACGTGATAGACGTAAAAATCACAGACGTAAACGTTCGCAAGAAAGTCAATCTCGTCTTTATGGTTTTGCCGTTTGTTTTTGGTTTGAGTGCCAGTGCAATACTTATGTGCTTTGGCTACGATTTTTCGTGGGAAGCAGGTATCTCTTGGGGCGTTTACGCACAAGTAGCATACGAACTTGTCGCACGGATAATACTCAAAATCAAAAACAACGAGCCTATCACGAACGAAACTATCAAGGAAGACTTTGAAGAGGCAAAGACGAAAGCCGAGAAAACGGCAGAGAAACTTAACAAAAAAGTAAACGCCGATGCTGAAAAAAAAGTCAAACAAACAGCAAAAGAATTTGATGAGTTTATCAAGCAAATAAAGGGCGAGTAAAATCGCCCTTTTCTTTTGGGAGACAGTATGAACAACACACAACAGTACAAAGTAGAGAAAAAAGAACAAACAAAAGCAGATGATTTTAGTAGAAAAAACATCAATAGAGTGTTTAAGAAACTAAAAAGCACAAAGAAAGACAAACAATAGTATTGACATTTTTTAACATCGGTGGTAAGATACAGGTATGACACAAGAAATGTTTGAAGATTTTGTCCAGGTATTAAAGAAACGAAACACAATATTGCTTGTGTTGGTTATAGTTTTGTCCGTGGCATTGGCAGGTATGACAATCTTTGCTTTTAGCGAATTTGAGATAGTTGTTGAAGAAGAGGAGACGACTGATTGCAACATAGAGCAAACTGTAACAGCAGATAACGGAGATTGTATAATAACAACACAAGGCGATACTGTTATAAAGGTCGAGGATAAAGACGGCAAGAAGAGCGAGAAGAAAACGCTTATTATATGTGCAACTGTTCTTTTATGTGTTCTTTTGATTTTGGCAGGAGTTAAGTATGGCATCAGTAAAGCGAAGAATAAAAATTACAATCAAAAAACGAAAACGAATAACGATAAGGAAGCGTAGGTAAGGGTGGAACGATTAAGCATTATCGAGTTGAATGATTATTGTGATAACGCAGGCTTGACAAACTTGCAGAAAGATATTTTAAGACTAAAATATTTTGATGAGCATAATTATTCAGTTGTCGAAATTTGTCTAAAATTGCACATAAGCGAGAGTAAATTTTACAGAAATCAAAGACAATTACTGTCGTTGATTTATAAATACGAAAGAAAAAAGTGACAGTTTGTTGACAGTTTAATACACCTATGATGAGAGAAACACGGTAGAGAATACCGTGTTTTTTCTTTTACAATAAAATTATGAAAAAGTTATTGAGCATAGCGTACAAACAATTAAAACTTCTTGAAAAAGTAGAAGAGCCTACGTGGGAAACGTG